CGGTTATGTTTTTTATCCCGGCTTTCGCTATTCGTATCGGTAACGCGGCAGCGCCGCTTTACTCAAAGTACGGGGCCGACACCATTGAGATCGGAGACGTGAAGTTGGCCGGCAAGGACGGCTGGGCCATTCCCCGCGGGTTTTATGACGGCGGCGAGGAACATCCGGGGTTCTTTATTGATAAGTACCTCAACAGCAAAGACGCTGCGAAGAGACAGGCAATTTCGGTAAAGAATGGTGATCCGATTGCTTTATCAGCTTCGTATAACAAGTCGAGTGAGCTGCCGAACTGCATTGGCCAGATTCTTGACGCAATTGAATTGAGCCGCGCCCGAGGCGAGCACTATTCCCTCGTGTCCTGCTATCAGTGGGCCGTGATTTCGCTTATCACGCAGGCTCACGCCCAGGCGGCAGCGGGTACCGAGGCTTGTGCCTGGTACGACGCTTCCGGACAAAAGAACTATCCAAAGGGGAACAACAATAGCGGCAGTGACGTCGACGACAATACGATCACATTTACTGCAGCGGGATCAGGCTCTTATCCGTCTGTCAGAAAAACTGGTTCTGCTGTTCTTTTGGCCAAAACGACTCACAATGGCCAGGTGAGCGGTATTTGCGACGTCAACGGTAATATGTGGCAGCCTGTTCTCGGGTGGCAGAATCCGTCGAGGCAAAAGATTAAGTTGGCTAAGTTGTCGGTGAAAATGCATGACTTCACCAAGGACAACAGAAACAATGCTGAGCTTTTTGACGAAATGTCCATTGACGCTGGCGACGGTACGTATTATTGGCAAAAGGGAAAAGCTCTGTACAGCGATACGTCGGGAAGCGGGTGGGCCATGAACGGTGTTCTGCCGAAAACAATTGCAGGAACGTCAGCAGCCGCGATGTATGGAAAAGACTATGTGTACTTAAACTACGGCTCTGACCGCGTTTTGCTCGTTGGCGGCTACTGCGGCAATGGGTCCAATGCCGGCTCCTGGTGCCGCTACGGCTACTACAATTGGGGCGGCGGCTACATCAGCGCGTCGTTCCGGGCGGCGGCCTATGCGTCGTTATAGTGTCGTAGGGAGCGGGAGCGACCGGAGATACGGAGTTTGATATGGAAAAAGTCGTCGGGGCGGACAAAGGCGCAGAGGTGCCGGTCATTGAACCGAATAAGAGCGGCGAGGTGTCCGCAGCGAAGAAAGAAGATTTCTACACCAAGATGCAGAACAAGATGATTGATCTGCGAAAGCAGAGCAACATCTATCTCAACCATGCGCCGAAGAGCGAGAAGTACGGCTTATGTCAGCGCATCCGGAATCTTGAGGATGAAATCTTCGGCCTGCTGATCGAGGCGCGCAAGCGTTACTGGAACAAAACCTCGCTCACGAAACTGGACGTGGCCCATGAGCAGCTTCGCGGGTACTGGCGGCTTTTCTACGAACTCGGCTACTTCGACTACCGCCGCGGCGAGAAGGAGCCGGTGACGGTTTCCGAAGACGGCGTGCGGCGCTTTAAGGTAATCAACTTTATGATCAATGAAATCGGGCCGATGATTAACGGCCTCATCGAGGCCGAAAAGAGAAAAGCGAAGGCGAAGGCAGCAAAGGAACAGACGGCCGTAAAGGAACAAGCACAGGAGAAAGCTGATGTGTAAACTCCCGTGTGGGCTGTCATTAATTGGTTAAGCGTTTTGCTCGTTGCCGGCAACTACAACAATGGAACCAATGCCGGCTCCTGGTACCGCAACGGCAACAACAATTGGAACAACGACAACAACAACGCGTCGTTCCGGGCGGCGGCTAAGCTTCTGAACAACCCTTGCATTCTGCTTTAAGGAAAAGATGGGAGCATAGCGATGACTAGTCCGTCCTCTCCGGAGGAAAACTTTGCAGGCAGCGCGACGGTTAAATCTTCGCGCTGCCGCTTCCAGCTTTGCCTTGAAGAGATCGTTACGCTTTCGGCGCTGATTGAGGCTTATGCCAATGCCAGCCGCGGGAAGCACGAACGCCTCGGCGTTTACCGCTATGCCGATGATCTCGGCGAAAACCTCACAATCCTGCGTGACCGTATCCTGTCGGGCGAATACAAGCCGCAGCCCTGTCATGAGTTCGACATCTACTGCGCGGCCGGCCAAAAGGTACGGCGCATAGCCGCTCCCGCTTTTGAAGACACAATCGTCCAGCATCTTCTTTACGAGGCTCTGTACGACTCTTTTGACCGCGGCTTTATCTTCGATTCGTACGGTTGCCGACGCGGTAAGGGAACACATCGTGCGGCCGACCGTGTGCAGGAATTCATGCGCCGGGCTGATACCGGCGCTTACACACTGCAGATTGACATCCGCAAGTATTACTACCGGATCAATCATGCCGTGCTTCGCGAGTCAATCGAGCGCACAGTTGCCGATCCTCGGATCGTTGATCTTGTCATGCTGTTTGCCGGAGACGGCGAAGTCGGCCTCAACGTAGGAAGCCTGCTGAGTCAGCTGTTTGGGATGATCTATCTTGACCGTTTTGACCACTACGTCAAGCGCATTCTTAAGATCAAGAGCTATGTCCGTTATGTGGACGACATGGTTTTCGTCGTTCGTGACAAGGCAGAGGCCAACAGAATTCTGGCCGAGGTGCAGGCGTTTCTCGCCGACAGGCTTTGTCTTGAGCTTTCGAAGTGGCGTATTCAGCCTTTGAGCAAGGGCGTCAACTTTGCCGGCTTCCGCACGTGGACTGACTACCGGCTTATACGCAAACGAAGCCTTCACAACTTCGGCCGAAAACTGGCCAAAAAGGACATTGAGTCCGTGAGTGCCATACTGGCTCACGCCATGCGCTCATCCTCGTACCGGCATCTTCTCAACCGCGTTCTGGATAAATGGGGCCCGGAGGAGATACGGCAGTTGTGTGACCGCCAGAGAGCGGACTTGCGAAAAATCCTCTTCCCGCAGGACGAAGCGCCTGTTTTTCCCTGAAGTATAGAAATCTTGCCACGGCCGTCTCAATGCGCCGTAAGTTTCCTGCATCGATTACGGAGCGGGAAACATGGCACAGCCTCAAAAGTACGAACGCAGAAAGGATTTTGCGGAGAATGCGTCCGATCAGGTTGATCTGCAGAGCATCAACGAAGAACTTGATCGGGTGGCGCAGTCCGTTAATGCCGTTATCGCCAACGTGGGCGAGCTGCAGAAAGACGACGGGTCCCTTGCCAACGGCATCGTTAACTATGACAACCTGTCTGCTGAAGCGAAAAAGCAACTCGCGCCGATTCCCGGGAAGGACGGCACGCCCGGCAAGGACGGAGCCCCTGGAAAGGACGGAAAGGACGGGGACGTTGGCCCGTCGTTTCAGGCGGACGCCCGAGGGAACGTTGCTGAGCGCAGTTCTTACGACTCCCATCCCAAGGGGTTTTGCTTTTTGGCCATCGACACCGGGGAGCTCTTTTTCAAGCTGTCAGATGACGTCTCTGACTGGTCTCAGGCTTATTCGTTTGCCAAGGGTGAGAAGGGCGATAAAGGTGATACCGGGCAGCGAGGGGAACAAGGCGTCCCCGGCGTAGGCATCAAGGGGGATCCTGGTGATCCGGGCCCCCAGGGGGAACCTGGCAAGGATGGCATCGTCACATCCGTCTCGACGGCCTTTACGACTATTTCAATCGTCGGCAAGCGAACGGTTAAGGCCCGTCCGGTTTTAAAGGACGGAGTCCTTTCTATTGAGCTCGACGTGGAGGCGTGATATGGCGAATCCTCTTACGTCTCGCGAGGGCACGCTCGGCTCCATGATGACCGAGCTCAAGGCCCGCCTGGGATTTGTGACTCAGGGAGCATCTTCGAAGCTCATCGATCCCCTGCTGAAGTCCTTTCTTCAGGAGGGGCATGAGTACGTCTACGAGCAACTCGGGGCGCCTCTTTTGAAGAAGCGGACAACGATCATGCTGCAGAAGGGCAGCAAGCTCTACGACTGCCATAACGACATCGAGGACGAAAACTTCGAGCCGGCCATGATCGAGTCGATCTGTGTTTACGACACGGAAACGAGCTTCAATGAGCTTCGGCAGGGTATCACCGAGCTGATGCGCTGTGACGATATTAGGCCTACGGTGCCGGAGCGCTACGACATCCTCGACGGGCAGATTGAACTGTGGCCTACGCCGGATGACGCTTACCGCATGGTGGTTATCTACAGGCCCGGGCTGACGCGCTTTACTCAGCCGGCCGATCACGCGTGTGTGCCGTCCCGCCTGGTGTTTCTCTATGCGCTTGCAAGCGCTAAGGCGCACTACCAACACCCCGATGCCCAGACTGCTGGAAACATCTTTCAGCAGGCGCTGCGCATTGAACGGCAGAAGCAGCATGAAAACAAGCGCTACTCGGCCCTGGCAGACCGGCCGCGCGCTAGCACTCAGGTTCGCCGCACGTCTGACGGCCGGTACTTCTTCTGAGGATCACCATGGCAAGCATTGTCTTTAATCGGTTTGACCTCGGTATTGATCTCCGCAAGGATGCGGCCGTCTCTGATGCTAACCGTTTGCGTGAGATGAAAAATGCTTACGTGACGACTGGCTTGACGACGGCCAAGCGGCCTGGGTTTCGTCACTTTGTGACACTTGAGCCGGGCACGAAGGGGCTTTTTGCCGCCCTCGGGAAGCTCCACACTTTCTATGGCGTCGGTACGGTGAAGCATGAAAACCCCATGTTTGAAGCGCACAAGGTCGCGCCGAATGACGGAGAGAAGGCCCTGAAGGACGTTTGGTATACGGACGTCTTTTCCAACTTCTTGTATACGGCCGTCGAGTACGAGGATGGCTCGGTGCTTCATCACTATCTTGACGGAGCCAGTGCCGGCACTCAGATCGCGGACGCGAATTGCCCTCACACCAAGGCTCTCTACAAAACGCAGTCCAAGATTTTCGCCGTGGGCAGAGACGGAGACGTGGTGCGCTTCTGTGCGGCCGGCCGCCCCAGGGATTGGTCAACAAGCAATGACGCAGGCTTTATCCCCACGGGCATGAATGCCAGAGGGGACCGCACTGCTACGGCAATTGGTCTGCAGCGCGGCCGTCTGGCCGTTCTTACGCGCGATTCCTGTCAACTGTGGACGGTCGATCCGGATCCCAACAACATGGGTCTGTTCGATACGGTTGAAAACGTTGGGTCGACGTTTCCGAAGACTGTGGCCAACGTCGCCGGTGACTTGTACTTTTTGTCGGACTACGGTGTTCGATCCATTACGACGCAGGTATACACCGACAACCTCGTGGATGAGGACGTTGGCTCTCCGGTCGACAAGATGGTCCGCCAGGCAATTGAAGAGGCCGAGCGCGACGGAGTGACGCCCAAGAGCTTTTACTTCTACGGCACGGGGCAGTACGTGCTGTGTTTTGGAAACCACCTGTTTGTTTACTCCATCAGTCGCACGGCGAAGATCGCGGCGTGGTCGCACTACTACATCAGCTTCCCGGTGGACGCTGTGGCCGAACTCGGCAAGCAGCTTTACTTCCGCTCCGGCGATGACGTCTACATCTTTGATGAGAACGAGACAACGGACGGCGGCATTCCATTTGAAGTCGTTATTGAGCTCCCCTGGATGGACCTCAAGAAGCCCGGTGACTTGAAGATGATCCAGGCGGTGGACGCGGTCCTTGAAGGCAAGGCTTTCATCTCGCTTGCCTTTGATTCCCGGAACCCGAACGCCCGTACGCCGGAAGTGCTTGTGTCAGGGAACACACGGCCGACGGGGTTGATTCCTATGCCGTGCTGCGGCACCGAGGTTTCGATCCGTATCCGCAACTACGACGACAAGCCGTTCAAGCTCAATGCCCTGACGCTTTATTACCAAAACTTAGGAACACGCTGATGCACACGCTCAATATCTGCTGCCAGTCCAATGCGGACCGGTGGCGTTTTATCAAGACTGAAGTTGAGCGCTGCGTCAAAAAGGCCGTGCACGGCGAGTTCACGGCCGAAGACATCAAAAAGCGCATCGAAGAAGGCAGAGCTTTTGCGGCCTACGCCATGGATGGGGACAAGGTTCTCATTGTCTGCGTGTGGGAACTTGTCTATTACCCGCGGATGACTGCCGTAAACATCATGTGCCTGGGCGGAAGCGACGCCCGAGGCATGTGGGACGAGTTCGGAGGAATCATGCGCAAGGTGTGGAAGGCTGCGGGCGCAACTCATCTTGAGTCCTGCGTATCGCCGGCGATGGCCCGCCTGCTGCAGAAAACAAACTATATCGCCAAGCCGCTCTACATCCATCTGCGCGGCGCTCTTTAACGGTTTACCCAGCACATCTATCAAGGAGACAACATGATGAAAGATGAATTTTTGGTTTGCGGTGCAGACTTCGGCGGCCCGGCTCTCGGCGCCTGGCCGACATCGAAGGCCGGTCGTCTTGTCCCGCATAAGGGTGGTGGCGGCACTGACGCAGCGGTTATCGAGCAGCAGCGCCAGCAGCGGGCCAAGGAAGCCATTGATGCCGTCAACAACATTTTCGACAATGCCAACCGTGAGGCGCTGTATCAGGGACAGCGCAATGCGGTTTACAACCTGAACGCCCAGGAAGTGGAACGTCAGGCCCGTGAGGCCGAGCGCGCCAATCGTTTTGCCTTGGCTCGTAACGGCCTTCTCGGCGGTTCCGTTGATATTGACTCCAATACCGAGCTCAACCGACGTACGAACGAAGGCTTGAGCAAGGCTGGCGGTATTGCTGATGCGGCCATGAGTGACCTGCAGGCTGCGGACGAAAACACCCGCAACAACCTGGTGTCTATGGCCACGGCCGGCACTGATGCGACAACGGCCGGCCAGCTTGCTGCCAGCGGCCTGCGGCAGAACATGGACGCAGCCCGGTCCAATGCTTCGGTGGCAACGGTCGGGAACCTCTTTAACGACATTGCCAACGCCTATCTGTACCAAAACCTAGGCAAGTACGTGCAGGGCATCAGCTCGTCCAAGGTCCCGTACGCAACGAATCAGACGACAAGCAAGATTGCTCCGCAGAACGAGTACGGCGGCAGCGCTTACTAAAAGGAGTTTTATGGGGTGGATCATCGGCGGCTTGATTGCCGCTTTAGTAGGAACGGCCATGCAGAGCTACGGACAGGCAGAAGCAAACCGTAAGGCTCAGGCCAAGATGAAGGCTGCCCAGTACGCCCTGGGGAGTGCTCAGGACAAGATCAATGCCCAGATTCAGGAAGCGGCGGCCGGCTACGAGTCCCCGAGACGTATTGCCAATCAGGAGGCAGAGGCCAACCGCATTGCTTCCGACATCAAGGCGGATGTCTCTGAGTCCCAGGCTATTCGTGATACGCAGCAGGAAACGGCAGGCAATGTGTCT